ACTAGGCTAGGATTGTTACAGCCATCGCTCGCCGTTATTCCATCGGTCAAGCATCGCTTGGGCTTCGGCCTTCGTCCTGCCGCAGTAGGCCAAGACGTGATCCAGGCGTTCGGTATCGCTTCCGTATGCAAGAATAGCAACGCCGTTTTCGATACGACCCCATGCCCCTGCAAACTGCCTGTAGAGGCTTATGGATCCAGCAGGTCCGACTTCCCATTGGTAGGGTGCGATCTCTTGCTTGCCTGCTTGCTTTGGACGCGATCCGTGACGTTTGGCATTTTCTTCAATCGTGTTGATGAATTTGCCGCCTTCATACCACTCGCCGTTGGCTCCGAGTTCACCACCGGTCTTTGCTCGTCGTTGTGCTGCCTTGGCCATTTTCGTCTGATCCTTTCAGGTTTCCGTTCAAGGGAGCGACTTGCTCCCCCATAGTAGACAGGGCTCATTTTACCAAAAAACAGGGCGCGGGTTTTTCAGAATCTTGTAAACGTTTACAGCGACCGACGCGACGGACCAACGAAAAACCAGGGAAAACGCAAATCAGAAAAAACATCAGAAAAAAACAACCCTACTTTTTTTGCACCCTGGAACGCCCAACACAGAGCGTCCGTTGGAGTTCGAGCCGGCGCGTCATCTGCCCTAGCTTGTAGCTCCGCTTCTCAGGGGTGTCGTAGCCGATCTGGTGGAACGCCCACGCTGGCATCGCCGTTTTGTAGCCCTCCCAGAACCAGCCTTCGAGCCGATCCAGGTCCGCGTTCGACAGGTCGCAGCCAGCAACGCTCTCTAGTTCCTCGATCCTGCTTCGGATCATTTTCTTGTCGATCATCCCCTTGGCTCCTGGTTCGGTGTCTGGTGGTCCATTGCGTGCCAGCCGTTCGGTAGCCTTACTAGGATACCCTCGACCTTGCGCAGCCGATACGAATGCTCGATATAGGCCACCTTGCCGGACTGCGTATTCGATTCGGCGTGCAGGTCCAACTCCTGCACTTTCAGATCCCCCTCCAAAGAGGGAACCCACAACTGCTTTCCGTCGAACGGACCACCGACGAACTCGACCGGGATTGCGTCGCTCATGAATCCTGCTCTTTTCCCCGATAGTCTGGAACGTCCTTCCGCATGATATTCAGCGTCGCCTTGATTCCGCTTATCGCAGTCCGGTGACGGGTCGCCCACATATACTCGCCTGCCACTGTAGTCCGAAGCAACGTACCGACCTTGGCAACCGCACGTTCGGCTTCCAGGTACGCTTCCCTGATTCGTTTCACGTCCTCGGCCCTCTGTGCATTCAGGGCCTTTCGCTCATCGCTCATCGTTACTTCATCCTCTTGAGATAATCCGCGATCCGAAACAACACCACAACGCATTCCAACACGATCCGCACCACGACCGAGGCCAGCAGATACGCCACAGCGTAAGCCGCAACCGTAGCGACCATCTGAGGGACCGAACCGCCTGAGCGAGTCCGCAGCCCCATACCGATCGCCATCAGAGCAACCCCGCCAGCACCGACCGTCAGCCATGTACCCCAAAGCGCCGAAACCAACGCCGGGGTCAATGCCGACCGGAACCCCAGGTCGAAGATCCCGGTTGGCGCGTCCCTGGAAACGTTTACAGGCGTTGCGGTTTGCGGTGGCTCTTTTGGCCACTCATTCGCCGGTGGAGGTTCTTCTGAAAACAACGGAAACCCATCGAGCAATCGCTCTAGCTGCTCCTGCTCGTCCTCGACCGGCCACTTGAGTCCGATCACGTTTTCTGCCATCGCGGTCTTTCCGCTGATTGTCGCCGTCAGCCTTGTACTCCTGGTAATCAACCCGTCGTTGACCAACCGCTGCAACTCGTTGCCGCCGACCGATCGGAACTGACCGGCCTCATCTTCAAACTCCCACGCCATGAAACACCTCTGCGATGAATGGAAAAACAATCGTTCGCAGATACAACGCCACCAAGCCCAGAAACCAAACTAGATTTCAGTTTCGGTCACTTCGTGCATTCCATGCAGAGCGTCCACCGAGCGACACAAAAGAGCCATCGCAGCCTCCAAGCAGTCCCGCCCGTCATCGTACGCCCCGTAGGGAAACGTCCGCAGTTGGTCCAGCAGCATCTCGTTGGACGCCGAACGCCTGAACCGGATCAATCGCTTCTCGAACCACTTCCCAAGACGCTCCACGCGCACCACTTTGTTGACGGTCTGATTGACTAGGATTGGTGGGTCCGCGTTGTACCCGATCTCTTGGCAAACGTCCCAATAGTCGTCGGCAAGCAGGTCTTGCCAAGCGTTAGCTTCGATCCCGACGAACGCGGTTTTTCGCTCCCGATTCCACTCGACGTAGGTCCGCACCATTTTCGGGACCGGCATCCGGTCGATATTCGAGTCGACGTAAAACAGACCGTTTCGGAAGCCGATCCAGATCATCGCTTGGTAGTCACCCTTCCGCGAGTTCTTGCCTTTCGAGGGGTCCAGGAACGCAGCCGACAGATAGCACTCCCGAGGGTCCGGAAACTCGTCGTCCTCAGCCCAGACATTTTGGAAGTACGCATCTGGCCAGGAACTCATGCTCGAGCCCTTCGGACTGCCCTGGTAGATCGAGGACCACCAGTGACCAGCCTGCCGCTTGCGACGCAGCATGACTTCTTCCGGCCAGCGTTCCGGCCACAGCGCCTCGCCTTCGGCCCTCCCGAGAGGATCCTTCACTTCGTCGCCCTCCCGCAGAGCTTGGAGCGTGATCGAACGAACCCGGATTTCCAGTTCGTCTTTCCGCTTCTCGATCCGTCCGATCAGGTCGTCCTCATGCCACTGAGTACACAGCAGAACCACCTTGCCCCCAGGCTCAAGACGGGTCGAGCTAGTCGATACGAACCAGTCCCACTGGTCGTCCCGGATCTTCTGCGAGTACGCACTTTTGGCATCCTTCAAGTAGTCGTCGATAATCAGCACGTTTGCACCGAACCCAACGATCGAAGTCCCAACACCCGCGGCCAGACAGCCGCCGTGATACTTTTCCAGTTGCCACTCTCGAACCGCCGAGTGCTTTGGGTCCACCCCAGGGAGCCCCATCATTGGTGCAAGCTCATGCACCTTGTCCCGCACCCACCGCGAGTGCGATGACGCTAGCGTTGCCGTGTTGGTGCAGATCATCACCCGCGAGTATGGATTCCGCAGCAGATACCAAGCCGGAGCCCAACGCGCTAGATACTGCGACTTCCCATGCCGAACCGGACACTTCACGATCAAGCAGTCTAAATTCGGATCGTTCAAAAGATTGCGAAACTCGAAGTCGATCACCGCTAGATGCCGAGCACGCTTCCAGTCGTTCGAGAAGTGTTCGGCCATCAGCAACGGGGACCGCATCGCCTGAGCGTCCTCGTACACCTTGCGAACGTCGGCTGGCGATATCCATTCGCCTCGTTCAAGCGTAGTCATCCACGGCCCCCGGTAGTACCTTCCGGTCCCTCATATCCAGATCGTCCGTCCCGCTGTCGATCATTGCTAGGATTTGATTGACCGTGATGTTGGTTCCGGCCTGGACTTGAACCGGCAGCTCTTTCGGCTTGGTGTTCACTTGGTCCATTGCCAACAGAAGCCGATTGGCCCACAGCTTCTCTTTGACTCCTGCTTGTGGGTCCATCATGATCCGAGCCGATTCGAATACCATCCGCTCTCGGAGTTCAGGTGGTATTGGCCATCGCTCGTTTACCGACCGCAGTTCTAGCCGCAGATCGTTGAGCCGTTTTAGTTGGTCCCCTCTCCCAGCTTTGGTTGCTAGCTCTTGATTCGCTTTGGTCAGTTCTGGCCAAAAGAACGAATCTGGTTGGGGGTTGCCTGTCGCTATCGGTGCGGATTGTGACACCGGCTTGATGCCTGTCGTTTTCTTTCCGCGTTCCGGTGACTTTTTCTTTCCGGCGCGTTTGGTCATTTTTTATTTGGCCACTTGAACTTGCACTTTGGGCATTCAATTTCGGTGCTGTTTGAGTTTTCACCGTTTGTGGGTTTGCTGATTGGATCAGGGTTGGCGTAGTTTGCAACCTGCAAAAGTTCTACAGCGAACTCTTGAAGGCCCTCAAGATCGAACCTGCATTCGTCTACCAGTTGCGTTAGCTGCGATGAGTCAATTGTAGCCAAAGAACTTGAAGCATCGAGGATTAGCAATGCTTTGCGTTCTTCGTCAGGGGTAAGTTCGACGTACTCGACATCGACCAGCATCCCTGGGTTTTCAGTCATTGCTTGCTCAACCCTTGCGTGTCCGTCTAGTATCAGTCCTGTTTGGCGGTTAACGATCACGGACTTGACGAAGCCCAGTTCAGTGATCGACGCTTGCAATACTGCTTTTTGCTTGTTTGGATGCACTCTATGGTTTGCAGGATTTGCTTGCAAATCAGACGCAGGAACTTTTGCGTGAGCGACTATTTTTGAAACCCAAATCATTTGAACTCCTTTTTTAGCTTAGCCATTGCTCGATGACTGCCCGAGCGACTGCTTCGGTCATTTTAGGAGGGACGCTCATTCCGACCATGTACTTGCCGATTTTATCTGTTTGGGCGTAGTAGTCATCGGGAAACGATCCGAGTCGCTTCCATTCGCGAAAAGTGAGCGTCCTGCAAGTTTCCCAATGCGTTATGGTCCAACTAGTGGCTGGCAATGTATTTGCTGGTGATTTTGAATCCAACCTGACATTATTGAAAAAAGAAGATTTACCGCGTTGCCTTAAGCATTGCACAGAGTACGAATCACCTGGTTTTGTAATTGGCCAGAAAATTTTATCGGATGCTATTGGTTTTGTGCTTTCAATTTCATTTTCGGTCAGAACCTGCAGGTCTTGCGTTGCTTCCCCTGCGGCGATCCACCGATGCTTAGGATTGAACTGCAAAGCAGGCTTTTCGATATCCTCGCGCAAAGCACAGAAAAAAACACGTTCGCGTTTTTGTGGTACTCCACAATCAGCAGCATTGACCAGGAACAATTGAGGACGATATCCAATTTCTGCAAAACGATCCATAATGAGCTTGGTGTAGCCCTTGGCGTTACCGACAATCATCCCTTTCACGTTTTCGGCGATTGCCACTTTAGGCCGAAGTCTGTTCACTAAGTCCAGGTAATCAAAGAACAAATCACTCAATACCTGCTTGGCTTGCCCCTCTCGAAAGTGCTTATCTTTGCCCCATGATTTTTCACGACTGCCAGCCATGCTGAACGTACTGCAAGGGGGTGATCCATCGAGGATATCTAGTTCAAACAATTTGCTTGGCAGGTCTTTTGTAATCAGGTCGCCAATTGGGCAAAGGTAGTAGCTCGGCGGGTTCAAGTTGCGTTTGTAGTGCCAAGCCATTTCCGGATCAATGTCATTCGCTGCTACGATGGTGCATCCAGCCCGCTTGTATCCCATCGATGATCCACCGCCGCAGGCAAACGTACTCATAACCTTGATGCAGTTTTTTGGCACTAAGTCTAGGTCAGCTAGATTCCAGGCGCAGTCTGGCTTGTCAGTTGAACTCGAAGCCGCAGTCTGGGCATTTGCATTCGAACTGGAAATTTTCAACGTTGATTTCTTCTGTTTGACCATCTTCGTTGGTTCCAATTGGATTGGTTTTCAGGCTTTCAAGATCTTGCGTAAATTCATTTGACAAATCATCCAGAACTTTACTGTCAAAAGAACAGGCATCAAGGCTTGCGAGCATAAGGTCTTTATCGACCTCGGCTAGTTCGCTTGACGCATCCAAGACCAACAGAGCTTTTTTCTCGTCATTGGGACTCAGCTCGACGTACTCGACATCGATCAGCGTTTCCTCACCAACACCCAGGGCCTGCATCACCCTTTCGTGGCCGTCGATGATGTGTCCGGTGACTTGGTTCACAATCACGGACTTGATGAACCCTAACTCCTGGATCGAAGCGGCTACGACCTGACGTTGCTTTTCAGGGTGAAGTCGATGGTTGAATGGGTTTGCCAGCAGTTGCGATGCAGCAACCTTGCCATGCCCTACGATCTTAGATTGCCATTGATTTGTTTCAGTTTTCTTTTTTGCCATGGCTATGCGACACGCTCCTCGAGGATAGCTTTTTTGCCGGTCATGTTTTCCCATCGCTTAACGATGACGTCGCAGTATCGAGGGTCCAGCTCAGTGCCGTAGCATACTCTTCCAGTCTGATCGCTAGCAATCAAAGTCGAGCCTGATCCGAGGAACCCGTCAAGAACTATGTCTGCAGGTGCAGAAGAATTGACGATTGCCCTGGCGACCAATCGGATTGGTTTCATTGTTGGGTGATCGCCGTTCCGCGATGGCTTGTCAAACCTCCAAGTCGACTCCTGCGAGTCATCGCCATCATAAGAAACCGAGTAGTTGTCCACCTTGAGAATCACGGTGCGACCATTGAAACTGATGGTGATTTCCTTCTTGCCGTCTTCTGAATCACGGATTGTTAGACCCTCGGAATCATCGATGACCGTTGTGCGTTTTCGACCACCATAGAAACTATGGCGAGCACCAGACCTCCAACCGTAAAGAATTGGTTCATGCCTCCATTGGTAATCTTGCCGACCGAGGACCAAAGAATTTTTGACCCATATCAGGCACTGCTTCAATTCAAATCCAGCAGCACAAAACGCATTCCTAAACCGCTCACCCTCGGAATCAGCATGGCACACATAGACAGCCCCACCAGGATCTAGAACCTCGCCCATGGTCTTAAATGCAGATCGCAAGAACGAAAGAAAATCATCACCGCTCATGGCGTCGTTTTTGATTGTCAGTTTTTCTTTTGTCCCGCCGACATACGCCACATTGTAGGGTGGGTCGGTGAAAATCATTTGTGCGGTTTTGTCTTTGAATAACCGAGCCATCGATGATGGCTCCAAGCTCGAACCGCAAAGAACGCGGTGAGGCCCGAGAACCCATAGGTCTCCAGGCTTGGTGATGGGGTCACTTGGTACTGCAGGAACGTCATCCTCGTGAATCTCTGGATCCGGATTAATGGTCACGGACTCTAGCATCTCAGAAGCAAGATCGTTCAGTGCGTCAAGATTGAAACTGCAGTCGCCAACCAGAAGATTAAGTTGGGAAGCGTCGAGTTCGGCTAGTTCGCTTGACGCATCTAGAATCAACAGGGCTTTCTTTTCGTCCTCTGGCGATAGCTCAACGTACTCAACATCAATCAGGGTTTCTTCGCCTACACCGAGAGCCTGCATCACACGCTCATGGCCGTCAACGATGTGGCCAGTCAATCGGTTTACGATCACCGACTTGATGAATCCTAGCTCCTGGATTGAAGCA